TGGAATAAGAGTAAGGGAATAATATTCGGAACCTTACTGCTATTGTTTTAAAATTAAACAAATTTAAAAATGAAATATATAATCATCTTAGCAATTTTATTAGCCTCATGTTCAAATGATGGCGTGGAAACCGTAAAGACCACAGATGGTCTTAAGGTTAAAACTACTAGTATGTACTCCAATACTTATCCAGAGTATGTAAAAGGAGATACTGTTATTATCTGGAGAGCTATTCAATCCAGATCTTCAAATTGGTATATCAGTGTTACTGATGTTAATATACACGAATCAGACCTTATTGAATTTAAAAAGGGTGTGATTCAATGATAACTAAAAAAATTTTAGAAGACAATGAAAAATATACCTTTGCTCATTGGACTGGTAATACTAAATTTACTGGTTGTCAATGTATTAAAGACTGTTATTGTGCTAATAATTTCATTAGTGAATCAGTAAATCATTACACAGTTAAAAGAAAATTAGGCAAAAAGCCTAAAAGATTTCAATTTGAATCAATGCAACAAGCATTGGTTTTTATTGAATCTTTATGATATTGGATTGCATGCTCCAAGTATTTGTAGGTAGTATTTTAACCTTCAGCTTCAACCTGCTACACGGTCATAAAGGGTAACCAAGCCTTTTTTAATAATGTCAGAAATAAAAGATATATCAATTGATGGACCAGGTAGTCCTATATCATTGAAAAAGGTAATGGAACAAGTAGAACCAAAACCATTTACATTATTTGTAGATGGCTCTGGTTGTGGTATAGCACAAGATGATGAAAGTCTTATTTATATAACTCCATCTGAGTGTTCTTCTCAAGCTTTGTATTATAGTAAATCTGTATTTGATGGTAAACGTATTCCTGCTTATCTATATAGATATTTAGGATTTATGTTTGGAATTGGTAAGGATTACCAAACAGATGAAGAACTTGTTAAGGATTTTACAGATGGTACACTTACCGAAGAATCTCCTGATTATAAACAAATCCTTAATCTCATTAAGTACTGTGAGTATAATGATGAAGCAAAACAAGTTATTGGATTAATACAGCTTGTTGGTGGTGCTCTTAATATGGCTAAAAAGCTAATGATAGGAGTTAAACTATACATTGATAAGCCGGAAACATCTTTGCATCCTAATAAACAATCAAAGATACCAACTCTATTGATAAGACTTAGAGATAGATATGGCTTTGATGAATCTACATTTAAAGAATCATAAACAAAAAATAAAATGAACGATTTACAATTAACCAAAGAAAGTATTGCCAATGAGGGCATCGAAATCAAAATTACTCAAGCAGATGTTATTGATGCTTTAGTAGATGATCAAATGGAGATTATCTTGAATAGATATGAAGACATTCAAGCAAAATCTGATTACCTTTATCAAAAGCGTGAGCAGATTAAAAATGATGCTCGTGATAAAGCATTTGAAGAAGCAAAGAAAAAACTTCCTAAAAATATCAAAATTATGGAAGGCGTTGAAGTTCATACTTATCAAAAACATTTAGCCAATGAAAAAAGCATTGAATTTTTGCATTTGAGTAAATACACAAGTAATAATGGTATTATTGAGTTTAGAAAAGGACAAAACTCTGATCTTTATTCTTGTACTATTACTAGTGACGCTTCAATTTATATTGATGTTCAAGTTAAAGATTTGAAGATTGTAGGTTCAATTCTGAAATTTGAATTTTCTTTTAAATATCCTGCTTCTTTTATTAAAGAAGTTAAGGAAAATAATAAAGTTGTTAGACAATTTCTTGAAGAATTTCCAGAACCAATCAGTCCTTCCAAAATTAGTAAAACTATCAAAAATAAGTTTACTAAAGAGATCCTTAGAACTTCATCTCCTGATTTCAAAAAGAAATTGAAAGCAGGATTTGGGTTAACTTTGTAAAGGCAGAGAATGCCAATAGTTATCATCCATTTTAGATGTATGCCGCAAGTGCAGATGGTAACTCAATTTAAATAAAATGAAAAAATTAATATTTGCCTTATGTCTTATCTTCTCAATAGTGATGATAGGAGTTGGTTTTGCCTATGCCAATGCATTAACAGTAATAGGTGCTATTTTGTCAACCATGACTTTTGGTTCATTATTGTGGTTTACTCTTAAAGAAGAAGTTGAACGTAAAACCCACATGAAACTATGAATTTTAAAGAATTTAAAAGTTATGAGATTCATGAAGGTATTCAATATCTTCATTTCTTTCCAAATGGCTACGGAGTATCTATCGTAAGACATAATTTCTCATATGGTCATGAACGAGGTTTATGGGAAATGGCAGTAATGAAAGGTACTGAAGAAAAGCATGACATTACATATGATACTCCTGTTACAAATGATGTAATGGGTTATCTTAATGAGGATGAGGTTAATGACTACGTTAAACAAGTAAGCGAATTACCAGAAGAATAAATTTATTGCATGCAAATCACAACCATGTAGTACTCATATTTTGAATGGAATGGGCAGAGTTGTGACTGCCCAATTTTTTAAATAACATGAAGATTAAAATATATATCAAACATCTTTGGAAAAAACTATTTGTTCTTCCTAGTAATGGTCCTTTTAGAATCTACAGAGATATAAGAGACCTGAGACGCCAGTACAGATTGGAAAAAATTAGAAAAGAAAAAGCACGCATTGCTGCAATTTACGATTTAAGTGAAATGGATTAAAAATAAAATGAAAAATTATTTAGCTTTAATATTAATGGCAGGTATAATATGCCTGAGCTACTGTTCCTACAAGGTAGGACGTTCAGTAGAAAAATATGAAATGGGTGTTCCGGAATTACAGAAGAAATATGTTAAGATGCATGGTTGTGATACCGGCAAACTTGAGTATATCTTTGGTGAGCAGGAACAAGGTTATTATAACCACGAGTGCTATGACACTACACATTTAACATGTGATAGTGAATGTGTATGCGATGGATTAGATTGTAAATAAAATAAAACATTCAGATCTTATGGTTTTACATAAAATTAAATACAAGCACATCGGAATTATGTTTATTTTAGCTGGTGCTATTAGTGGTTATTGGACTATTAACCCAAAAACTGTAATTTTAGGTGCTATTTCTTTTGTATGTTGTTTTATAGTATTAATTGCAATTATTGGTACAATAATACATAAATGGAATAAAACAATATTATGATTTATTTATTATTCTATTTAATCGGGTATATTATTGCATACTATTTATGTAAGCAATTGAGAAACATGGAAGATTCAAATGAATGGAAAGATGTAGAAATGTCTTTTCTCATTTCAAGTCTTTCATGGTTAGCTATAGTTATTCTTCTGGTTGGTATCGCAATGAGCCACAAAGGCCGGAAGCCTCCTAAAGGATTATAAAAAGAATAGTGACAAAGGTAAGACAATGTTTGTCCTTGTTAATGCTCACTATGAAGAACAGCTATTCTTTTTATTTCCTAAACTTATTTCTACAACTGTGACTGTAGGAGTTTTTCATTTTATAATTGTGATTTCCAGGGGTAGAGTCATAGCTACCCCATTTTTTCATTATGACAGAAAGACAAGAATTGAAATTCAATAGGTTATGTTATAAATTAAGAATATATGACCCAAGATTTGGATATAATTCTCAATGTAGTGGCTATAAGAAACTTAAAGAACTTATAGAATCAGGTGTACCTGCAGCTACTAGAGAAGAATATTTACATTGGAAAGATCATCCAATTAAAGAAGAGTTAAATTCTTTCAATGAATATAAATACTTACTTTTTTTACATCCTCATGTAGCAGAAATCCTTAGACACGACTGGGAATCAATTATAAAATTTATAAATTCATAAAAATGCCAAAATTAACAAAAACAACAGAAATGAAAGCACTTGAGCTTTTAAAATCAAACAAAACAGTTGCAGAACGTGCAGAAAATTATGCAACTGCAGTTAAGCGTAACATTCAAAGAGATGTTATTGACACACTAACAGCAAGAAAAGAAAGCATCGATGATGAACTTTTTGAGCTAACCAACTTTAATCTTGAAACAGACAAAAACAGAGGTTATGAAGCAATGACCAAAGATTCTGTTGAAGCTCGTTTCAAGAAAATCATTAACCTTGAGTATGAGCTCAAATTGATTACTCTTGAGTTGACCGCAAAACAAGAATCATTTGATAAATACTTCGGAGATGGCAACTAAAAGAATTTACATCAGTTGTCCAATTTCAGTTGATGAAGATATCTTAGGTGTTTTTCATGGAGTAATTGATGATCATGTAAATTTCGCAGCTGAATCATGGGATAGAAGGTCAAAATACAGTAATAAAGATCTTTTAAGATCAGATGGTGTATTATTTATTTTACCAAGGGTTCAATTTGACTGTAATATTACTAGTTTACCTACAGGAGTTAAAAGTGAATTGGACTTAGCAATTAAAAATAATAAACCAATCTTTATTGGTTATATAACCAGAATTGGTGTAGCTAATATTTATAATGCAAAAATAGTTGGATATACTATTATGGGTGTTTCATGTACTTCAGGAGAAATTTTCAAACATGATTTTGACTTAACTCTTTCAAAAACATCTGGACATATCCAAGAAGAAAGAGTTGTAGCAGTATTAGATTCAGTTATGGATAAGAGATTATTGCTAATGCTATAAGATCCGGACTCATAATAAATCAAGACAACTTCTTGGGTAGATTTATGTGGGTAAACAACCAGTCACTGTAGTGCCTACGGGCTTGTGTGAACTGAGAAGCCTAATACTAATCAGACATCGGGTGAGTGTGTCAGATTTTTATAGTCAAGTGGCGGAACCGGTAGACGCTAATATGTGCCTATAGAGTGAATGACATAAGAGGTGTTCTCAACAATGAATCCCTGTTGCAACAGGCCAAGTTCACCCATTGTTGAAGTGACTCGTGCAAGTTCGAATCTTGTCTTGACTACAGCGCAGTTTTTTTTACTACTTTGGGATCTGCGGATACTAAGAACAAAAACAAAAGTAACATAGCCAAGTGGCGTATTGGATACGTACCAAGTCCGAGACACTTCTAGTGGAGTAGGCATTCAAAAGGGTGATAGTAGGTTCGATTCCTACCTTGGCTACAATATCGCAGGAATACGAGGGGCGAGAATTGTACACAGAAAACTCGTATTGACTGATAACAAGGGATACTATCTTAAGTCCAAAGATAAAAAGGAGTGATTAACCTAATAATAATGGAAACTGATTTAGTTAAGTGGGGTTCGATTCCCCACCTTTCAACAAATTAAAAAATAAAATGGAAATTAGAACAGACTTATTAGGTAGAACACCTAGAATTGGCGACAAGGTTGCCTGGAACCCTTCTCATCACAAGGGATTAGTATTTGGTGAAGTTGTTGATTTTAAAAAGGGTAGTAACTTACCCATGGTTAGAATTGATGATCAATTTAAAGGGAAACATTACGGAAGATCAGCCGGTGTTTTAGATGGTAATGAAGTTTTTGTACCAAAGACAGGTTTTGTAATTGCAGATACTATAATCAAAGTTAAAGATGAAAGTAATAATTGAAATTCTCTTAGGTATTTTTGCTATAGTAATGTTAAAAGAATCTTTGATTCTATTCTTTTGTATGTGGTGGTCACAAAAGAAACAACTTGAATATCCATTGAGTCATTTTGGTAAGCCTGCATTACTTTCTTTGGCTACATTTGCTATGACATTATTTATAATGAAAATAATCTATTTAAAATGAAAGAAGTAATTTGCATAAAGAATCACTCAAAGAATGTAGTAGTAAAAGATAAAATCTATACTGTATATTCTATTTTAGAAATAACTTGTAACTGTGGTCCAAAAACTCTTTATGATGTAGGTGTTATAAATAATGCTGAAAGTAAAAGAGTAGAATGCCCAGAATGTAAAAAGACTTTACCACCTTCAGATATTCATTGGATAACATCTGAACTATTTGCTGATTTAGCAGATATAAGTGAGTTACAAGAGATATTAACTAAAGAATTAAGTATCGGTCAATAGCCGATACTTTTTATTATGAAAAAAACAGAATTTAAAAATAGAAAAAGTATGATTATCCGAGAAAGTGGAAGATCTACTGACTTTTTAAGTCCTTCATTTATAATGGGTTGTGGATTTGAATGCACTTATTGTTATTGCAAGAGACATAAGCCAGAAGGCTTAGACATCGCAAAAAATATAGGAGATATATTATCTGCAATTAACAATCACAGTTTATTTACTGTAATAGAAAAACCAAATCAGACTCATGAAAAGTTTATAAGCTATGATCTCGGTTGTAATACCGATGTAGCATTACATGCTAAGCAAATGCATTATAAAGATATATTTGATTTCTTTAAGAATCATGAGAAAGCCATGGGTTCATTTGCAACTAAATATGTTAATAAAGAACTTCTTAGTTATAATCCAAATCGTAAAATAAGGATTAGATTTTCTCTTATGCCTCAGAAATATTCTGATTTATTGGAACCCAATACATCTCTTATTTCTGATAGACTCAAAGCTATCAATGATTTCATTGAGGCTGGTTATTGTGTACATGTTAATTTTTCTCCTGTAATTATAGCAGATGATTGGTTACAAGAATATGAAAGATTATTTTTAGATTTGAATAATGCGGTTAAAGATGAATATAAACCCTTGGTTAAGGCCGAAGTTATATTCCTTACTCACAATGAGAAGAAACATGAATACAACTTGAAGAATGAATTATCTGGTGAAGAACTATTATGGCAACCGGAAGTTCAGGAAAATAAAACTTCTCAATATGGAGGAGAGAATATTAGATATAATCACATACTAAAAGCATTGTACATTGAATCATTCACAGACTTGCATAATAGTATAATACCTTGGAACACAATTAGATACATATTTTAAAATGAAAAGAATACTAGAAATAATTAAAAGAGTCGATAATGATTCTATTGGTTTGTTTTTATTAAAAGAAGAAGAAGATCCTATTCGTAAGATTGATGTCTTTATAACTCCTGAAAGAAATAGTTGGTTAAGAACTGGAAGAGTCATAATGGAAAAAATAAAAAGTGAAGATTACAGAAAAGTAGTTGCATTTAGTATAGATGCTACTCCTGTGATTTCTCTTAAATCCTTTGATGTTCATTATTTAAGAGAATCTATTAAAAATGGTTTTCTATTTTTGGAAGTTGAATGTAGAGAAGATGGTTATCCAGAACTTAAGGATGGTCAGTTAATTATATATAAACAATTAAGTTATCTTGTACCTAACATTACTCCAGCAGAGGCTTTAGAAAGAATCAAACAATTAAATGAAAACTTTACAAATAATCACAAACTTACTCCAGGACTACACGAAAGCTCTTGATGAAGTAAAAACAAAATCATTGACAAATAGTTTGGAATATCTTTCCGATAACTATCTACACAGAGGTATTTGCTGGGCACTTATATTTAAGTATGCTGCAGGCATTGAATTATACCTTGATTATTTACCAGAAACAATGCATGACATTCATGATTTCTGGTTTACTCCTCCTTTTAAATGTAATCAACAATCACATTTAATTGATATACTTGAAAAAAGAATTGAAATCTTAACAACAATCAAAAATAAAATGGAACAATCACAGCAAATGGAGGGTGTAACACAATGAGTTACGGAATAGTATTTAACATCAAGGATGAAATATTTCTCTTGACAAGGCCTAATGGAGAATTTTTAGCATTTCAGGATGTAGAAACAAGTGCAAAGTATATGGCCGAGATCGCAAGTAAGAATGCTGAAGTAAATGGACCTTTTGCTTGTATAATATTTCTTACTACAGTTGATATAGGATTAATTAAATATCCTAGAATCCCTAAAAACTTATCGAAATATCTGGAGGATTATAATCCGGAAACAAATGCATCCAAACTCTATTGTCATGGAATTGCAGGAGTTAAAATGTTTGGTTTAAAAGTTAAAGAATCAATTAGTAGATTAAAATATGTACCACCAAGAGAAGATAAAGCTGAATCTAAACCTGCTGAACCAGAAAGTCCAAAAGCTGCGTCAGATAGCCAAGATCCGTATGAAAAAAGAGACTAATCACATTGATAGACATATGTTTTTCTTATGAATGGATTTGACATTATCACATTAATTTTCATAGTAGCAATTTTAATCTATGGGTACTTTTTCGCAAAAAAAGAAGACGACGACATCTACAAAGGAAAAAGATATTAGTTTATATTTTGGAAGATTTTCCATTGCAGATATAGAATTAATTACTAAATTTGACAAAAAGAAGCAGAGGGTTAAATAGCCCTCTGCTGTAAAAATGGGCCATACCTGGAATTGACAGCTGATATTGGGTAAATCAACAGGTAGTGAGAGGGTACTAACTCACTTTAATCAAGTATTCAAAAGTTAAAAGGCGAAACTAATGTTTCTTCTATGACCTTCGAAGATGCTATGGCATTCGTTGGTGCTAACACTGAAGTGTTGGCCTAGTCATCTGGTGATCACTACCATGGAACCTAAAGTGATAAAATGTTTCTTTGTTTCATAAAACAAAGTGGTGGAAAGTTAACCGCTGGTTAGCCCCAAGTTTCGGAGTATTCATAAATACTGTCCTAAACCTGTAAATAATTGATTTATTGCAAGTTAGTCTGGACGAGGGTTCGATTCCCTCATGGTCCACTAGTTGTGATTATCTAGGGTATCCCTTATAGCTTATGTCGGTAAAGCCTAGGAACTGAGTTCGAATCTCAGTAAGGGAACTATGTTTAAAGTAACTACATTAATAATCTTTATTATTATTTCTAAAGAGAAATATAATGAAAAAACTTACAAATACTTTGGTAAAACAGACCAAGGTGAGACTTATTACTATTTTAGTACTGATAGTACTCTAAATCAAAACGACACACTTAAATTACCATTTTAAAATGAATTTAAAAATTACACCTAAAGAAATCGTAACTATTAAAAAGAAAGGTATTGACCTTGAAGCATTCCAAGAAGTTAGAAGAAATTGGAGTAAAGAAATTAAATAAATAGTACTTAATCAACATGACAAATTTAACACAAATCATTGATGAGTTATTAGACTCTGCAGACAAACTCAAGGATATTAACCTTGACCAGATTAAATTAATGGAAAGGTATAAAGTCCTATCCGAGTTAGATGCCGACCCAAAAAGTAAGCATAGAATGCATATCAAAATCAACAATATGATGCTTAAAACCATTAAAGAACTTCAAAAGTATGAGCAATAAACAACAAACGGCAACGGAATGGTTTTTTGAACAAGTATGTAACCTTGATTGGAAGAACTTAAATGGAAGGGAAAAGGTATTAATATTTCAGAAAGCCAAAGCAATGGAGAAAGAGCAGATGATTAATGTCATACTTGATAATAGAAACAATACAAGTCAAGTTACATTTAAAGACCCAGAACAATACTACCAACAAACCTATGGAGAATAAAATAGAAACACCCTTGCAAAGGCAATTAGCATATTTAGATAGTTTAATTATTGATTGTGAAAATATAATTAAGCAAACAAATGGAGATATTTTTCCATTGATAGTTATGACAACTCAAGCGATGCAAACTGCTTATAAAATAGCAAGAACAAATTTACTTATAGAACTCCCCTACGAGAGAGAGGTGATAATTAATACTTACCACATTAACCCGACAGAAACAAAGTGGGGAAATATTGGGGTAGAATACTACAAAGAAACATTTGGAGACCATAAGTAAGTAACGTATATTCACACTATGAAATACAAGAATAAATTTCAAATAAAGGCAGAAACATTCATTGACAATGTGATTGAAAAATCAAGAAAATCTTATGATGTTTTAATGATGCATTTAGAAAGTAAAATTGAAGATTGGAGTTTTGAGTATCGTAAACTTTCTCTTATTAATGTGTTTGAGTTAACAAATGAGGAACACGAAAGAAAATTTTATTTAGATCATCTAATTTCGTATGGTGAAAGATTAGTAAATCAAAGAAAATTTTACAAAAAAGAGAAAGTTTGTAAATGTTGTGGAAAAACAAAATAAAGTTCGTACATTCACACAATATGAAAGATAATAAAACAGCAGTAAAATGGTTATTGGAGGAATTGGGTAGGTATTGGAATGGCGAAAGTAATATGACCTACCGACAAATTAAGGATAAAGCCAAAGAAATGGAGAAAGAACAAATAGCAGAAGCATATTATATTGGTGATAAAAACGGATGCGGATGCTATGATTATTGTACTAAAGAAGATTCAGAACAATATTACAAAGAAACTTATGAGTAATAAACAAACAATGAGGCAAAAAATGAAAAAGTTTTTAAATTGGTACAAAGAGGATACTCCTGTTTTAGCAATGTCAAATAAGCAGATGGTTTGGTTTGCTATTATTTCATTAATAGCTGCGATAATTAAAATTAAAACATTATGAGTAAAAAAATGACACCTGTAGAATGGTTACTTGACCAAATGTTTAACAAGAAAGAGTTGAAAATCATAAGTACTCATACATTTCACATTTCCAATGAACTAGCTAACAAGGCTAAAGAAATGGAAAACTCAATTATTAAATCTTGGAAAGATGAAGAAAAGATTTGGATTAAGCAATTAGAAGAAAAGGATAGAGAAATAAAAGCTTTGAAACATAAGCTTCAACTTTATAACAACAAACATAGACCTTTAAAATGAAAGTAGTAAAAATTAAAAAGGATTTGTCTCATGTAGACATTACCTTACTAAACAAGTTTAAGACTGTTAGTTTATATCTGCTTAGTACAGTAGTTATTATATTATCAGTTGCGTTTACCACAATTAGACCTGATGTAATTAAATACAAAGGCAGTCATACTGTGGACACTATATACCTACAAGAAGTTGACATTCCTTTAACTGATTCTGCTATTACAGTGGAGTTAATTAGACAGGATTGTATTCTACCAAATGTAGCCTTGGCTCAAATGAAAATTGAAACAGGCAATTTTAAATCTGCAATTTGTAAAGAAAACAAAAACATAGCAGGTATTAGAACATCAAAATCTAAGTATGTAGCTGGAATGAACAGAGGACATTGTTCTTATAAGTCTTATAAAGACTGTATTAAGGATTATGTTAGAGTTCAGAATAGATACCTTAAGAATATTGATGGTAAGTATGCTGAAGCAAACGGTTACATTGAAACTTTAAAAAAAGTTAAGTAATATTATTGTACCACCATTTATTAAAAAGAAAGATGATAAATAAATTTTTAGACTGGTTATTTCCAAGTTCAGATTGGAGATTAGTTGAAGTAATACAAGGAGAATGGACAATTACTAACTACGGTTATGGTAATCCATATAAAAGTGCAGAAACATCTGTTTATGAGATTTATTATTCTCAATCCAAGAATGATTATCAACTTCAAGTATCGGGTTATAAACCCAAAGAACATGATAAGTATGTCATTGCAGTTAAAAAATTAAACGAGTTAAAAAATACAAAATAATCATGCCCGACCTGTCAATGTGTGAAGGTAAAGAATGTCCTCTTAAAGAGACATGTTACCGATTTAAAGCAGTACCAAATGAGTACAGACAATCTTATTTTAAAGAACCACCTTTTAAAGATGGTGAATGTAAGTATTATTGGAAAGATGATGGAAGTTTAAAAACAAATGAATCTATGAACTGGACTGAATACTTTCTAAACATCGCAGAAGTAGTCAAACAGAAGTCAAAAGATAAGAGTACTCAAATTGGAGCGGTTATAGCCGGTAGTGGGAATGCAGTCCTTTCTACTGGTTATAACTCGTTTCCTAGAGGTATCAATGATAATGTTGATGAAAGACAAGAAAGACCAGAAAAATATTTTTGGTTTGAACATGCCGAGAGAAATGCAATAATTAATGCAGCTCGTATAGGTGTGTCCTTACTTAATTCTAGTATATATGTTACATCAGGTATTCCTTGTTGTGATTGTACTAGAGCAATTATTAGCTCTGGTATATCCAGAGTGTACTGTAAGAAAACTGATACAACAGCAAATAGATCTTTATGGGATGAGCATGCTATCAGAAGCTTACAAATGTTTAAAGAAGCAAAAGTAGAAGTAATTTATTATGATAACAAATAAAATAATATTTCCTGAATTTACAGGAATAAAATGTAATATGATGCCTTTTATACAAGGCGATTCTAATTCTTTACCGAATGAATATAAACCTTATTTTCAAATAATTAATCAAAATTACTTAGAAAAAGGAGAAATAGGATTTTTAACAATTGATGAATCTTTTGTTAATGCTAACTCTTCTCAAAGAGGTTATAACTCTAAAGGTATCTCTAGAAATGTACATATTGAAGTAGGAAGACATTCTGACATTAATTGTTGGGGCAGTGGTAGTGGAAGTTCCTGGGGTGGTAGAAGAAGTACAATATTAGAAGATGATACTATGGTATTAATTTCTAATAGTATATCTGATACTTGCAGAGTTTGGAATATTATCGAAAAGTCTTTTACTAAAGATGGAGACTTATCAAATTACATTGATAAATATCCTGAAAATACTGGTATAAATCTTAAAGCTGGGGAAGTTGCGAAAATTAGCATTTTTACTCCTCATGAATGTATCTCTCAAAAAGCATCTTCTAATAGACAATTTTTTAGAATTGTTGGAAAAGGTGTTTATGGTAGAGAAAATTATTTTACAATTAATCCTAAATTATTATGATTGAACCACATTATGCAACCTTTAATCAAGCCAAGTGGCTTAAAGAAATTGGATTTAACTATCATAAAATATTTCAGGCCTTTGCAAGTTATTACGATTATTATGATAAAGATGTACAAGGAAGATGTCATGAAAGTGATTTTTCAGAAGAAGTATTTCCAGATGATAAATGGATTCCTGTACCTGAACATTGGCAAGTAGTTGAATGGTTAAGAGTTAATCATGGTATTGATATATTCACACCAAAAATTAAAGGTGAATATTTTTATGACATTTGGAAAGACATTAACGAAGTTGGTTTTTATAATGAAAGAATAGTTTTTTCTCATAAAGGGTTTAAAACACCACAAGAAGCCTATTCAGCAGCATTTGATTGGATTAAAGACAAGAATTTGATATGAAGTATATAACAAAGCTTAAATTAGCGGCAGTACATCAATTATGTGATGCCGAAGACAAATCTACTGAATACATGTATCAGCTTATGCAAGATACTGCTAAAGTAGATCTAGATACTGTAAACAATTATATGATGAATGAAAACCATTCTCAATTGTTTCAAGAAGTAAATGAACTAACTGAAATTTTTATAGATTTATCCATAGAGTAATGGGTACAATACCAATAGCTGAAGAAGTATTACGAAAATATAACATTGTAGTAAATAAGACTGATACTATGTCATACACTGTAAAAGCAAACTGTAAAGAAGCAATGATTGAATTTGCTAAGTTACACGTAGAAGCAGCTTTAAAAGCAGCAAGTGAAAATGCTGATACCCTAAAAGGTGAAGTGTATGCGTCAAAAGGTGCTATTAATAAAGATTCTATTTTAAACTCTTACCCTTTAGACAATATTAAGTAATGGAAAAAGAATTTTTACCATACGCAGAGGCGTTAGAATTAAAAGAATTAGGCTTTAATGAGCCTTGCTTGGGTTGTTTTGAAAATGACGAAGAAGATAGTTTCTATTTATTTGAAAAAGGATTTATAGAAAATACCAATGACTACTATAACGAAGAGGTTTGCGCACCATTATACCAACAAGCATTTAGATGGTTATATCAAAAATTAGGTATTGAAAAAGGTATAATGCCTTTAGACACTGAATCTCAACAGTTATTATTAAAAGAATTAATAGACAAAGTGTCATCTAAACACTTGTTGGTATAGCTTTTGTAGTGTATATAGTATGAAAACATACATATACATACTTAGACATCCTGAAACTTTTGAAGTAAAGTATGTTGGCAAAACTAATAATATAAAAAGAAGATTTGCTCAACATAAAAGTAAAAAGTGTTTGGAAAAAACAGGAAGTAAAAAATTAGCTTCTTGGATACTTAAACTATTGTCAAATGACCTACTTCCTATAATAGAAATTATTGAGGAATGTAAAAATAACTGGGCAGAAAGAGAGAAATATTGGATTTCCTATTATTCTAACACTAACCTCTGTAATTTGTCAGAGGGTGGTGAAGGAGTAGGTCATAATGATTCTACTAAAAGTAAAATTAAAAATGCTTTAACTGGTAGAAAAAGAAGTGATGAAGAAAAACAAGCAATATCTAAAGCAATGACAGGTGTAAAAAGAGGTAAATATACTAATACAGAAGGTCATAAAAAAAGATATGAGAATTTAGAAGAAAGAAAAAAATGTGCTACAAAACTTAGAAAAAAAGTAGGACAATATGATTTAGAAAACAATTTAATACAAGAATTTGAATCTTTGAGAGAAACTTCAAGACAACTTGATATAGATTGTGGTTCTATTTCTAAATGTTGTAGAGGTACGAAATATCAATCTGTCAATGGATTTGTATTTAAGTATCATTAAAACCCTACGAAGAAGCTGAACTTGCTTGTTTAAGAAAATTAATTGAAATAGCTAAAAATGCCGAAACAAAGAATTCCAAGAAAGGAAAAGAAGAAAGTTAAAAAAGAGTTTAATTACATAGAACACTTTGAAAAAAATTTTATTAACCTATATTATATCCAAAAAAAATCAAAACAAAAATGTCCGACAAATTAATCTGGGGTGGAAGTTCTAAACAGATCCACAAAATCAATGGTAGTAATACTTATGAAGAAATTCCGGTAGGAGTTTATGAATTAGTTCTTACTATGACAGGTGCTTACCTTGAAAAAGTAAGCGACAATTTCGAGTTTAATTACAAACTCTATGGTGTAGAAAATCAATTCATTGAGCATTCAATGAAAAGTTTTGCTACACTTACTAAAAACATGGGTGTATTACTTTGTGGCCTTAAAGGTACAGGTAAAACAGTTACTGCTAAACAATTAGCTAACCTTAGTGGTTTGCCGGTTATTTTGGTAACTGCCGGTACTATCAATGCATTGAGTTATTTCAATGATGTACCACAGCCTTTATGTTTCTTCTTTGATGAATTTGAGAAAATTATCCGTCAGGATGATGCTCAAAACATGTCAAATGTATTAAGTTTCGTAGATGGAACTATTACTACTCAAAAGCATTTAATGCTTTTTACAAGTAATACTATCAAAGTTAATGAGTATTTCATTGACAGACCAGGTAGAATTCGTTATATCAAAAAGTTTGATTCATTGGGAATTGATGTAGTTCAGGAAATTGTTAATGACAAACTTAACAATAAGGAACATGCTAAAGATCTTATTGAATGGGTGACTTACTTTAAGTTTTTAACCATTGATTTGCTTACCAGCATTATCGATGAGATTAACATTCATGACATGTCTGTTAAACAATTTAAAGATTTCTTTAATGCTGATAACGAAAAGACTCCATATACTGTAAACTTTAAGGTTACAGATTCTAATACTGGTAAATCAGCTGAATTTATGTCTCCTCTTGTTGTTAAAAATGGTATAAGTCCTTCTGAAATAAAGCAAGAATTTATTCTTGGCAATAGAGATTTACAAATTACCTGTTTAAGAGGTAGACTTTATGAGACTGAACCAGGTAATTTTAATAAATTTGTAACCAATGATTCATGGGCCTCTACTTGGTATATTACTAGTGATAAAGAAGATGTTTCAAATCCTGAAGATTTGGCTTTTACTTCTTATTTGTACCGTGATCCAGAAGGTAACTTTGCAAATATTGTTGGTACAGATGAAAATGGTAACAGATTTATCACTGCAGTTTCTACTTCTGATAAAAGAGTAATTATTCCTGATGGAGTAAAACTTTTATTTGAAATGGTAATTGATAGAGAAACTCTCTATGGAGGTTATTCTTACACATATTAACATGTTCAGATTTATATTTATTATAGTATTGGTAGTCGTACTGGCTGCCATACTATACTTTGTTGGTAAAGGAATTTATTCTTTATTAACAAAGAGTCAGGCCTCTAATCTCGAAGAGGATTTAAAAAAAGGAGAAAAAGCAAAACAAACAATTCAACAATTAAACAAAAAAATCAAAAAGTAATGGAACCAAAACAAATTATCAAATTAGCAGCAGTATTAGTGGCTATCGTCATAGCCGGATTTATCAATCCATTTTCATGGAATGATGCAACAGAAAGAACAGTTGTAACCCAAATTAGCGGGAAACAATTTGTTGAGTTCAAACCAGGAGTATTCTATGCAGGATTCTTTGCAAAAGAAACACCTTATCCAAATCAAATCTCTGTATCTCACATGGACAGTCTATTTGATGGTAATTATTCATTGAATGATAATACCATTGAAATAGGTGTAATTAAAGATGTAAGATTCAATGATGCTACAACAGCTGTTATATCAGGTATTACCCAGTACATTTTACCATCAGGTGAAAAGGAAATGTTAGAAATACATAATGCCCATAGATCTCCGGAATCATTTGTACAACGTAGATTAGCTCCATATACTATTGAATGCCTAAAGTCAAGCGGACAGCTTATGTCTAGTGAAGCTCATTACAGCGGAGGACGAGCTCAAATGACACAAGATTACATGGATCAATTAAAGAATGGCTCTTATTTATTAAATGTTAAAGAATTAATTACATATGATTCTGTTGAAAAATCTAATAAACGTGTTTATGCAGTACAAATTCAAACTGATAAGAATGGTAGCCGTTTAAGAAAGTTCTCTTCTATTAAAGAATACTCTGTAATTGTAGGTGATGCTCAAATTATCGATGTTGATTATGAGAAAAAAGTTGATGAAATGTTAGCCAAAAAGATTGATGCCGCAACTAAAGCAAGTATATCTAAGCAAGAGTTAATGACTGCTCAACAAAAGCAATTAACAGCTGAAGCTCAAGGTAAACAAAAATTGGTTGAGATCGAGTATCAACAAAAGCAAGAGCAAACTAAACAAGTAGTAGCAGCTCAAACATTGGTAGAATTAGCTAAACAGGATTTATTGAAACAAGAGATTGCCTTACAGGCTTCTGCTAAAGAAGCAGCTAAGATTAAGACACTTGCAGATGCAGAAGCATATTCTAAACAAAAGATTATGAGTGCAGATGGTGCCTTAGATAAGAAAATCAATGCTTATACTACAGTAATGCAATATTGGGCTGATGCATTTGGTAAATACCAAGGTGCAATGGTTCCAACTTATATGATGGGTGGAGGTCCAGGTGCTGGTAATGCCGGTACTAACTTCATGCAGCTAATGAGTATGCAAGCAATGAAAGACTTGAATTTGAATCTCAAAAACAAATAAACCAAACAATAATCACAATGAACCATCAAGGCAAACACTACACTAGAGTAGTAACAATTTCTTGTCAGCCGAAGTTAAACAAGAAAGTAATCAATTTAGGTAAAATCTACCAAAAGAAATTAGAACGTCAAGTACACAAAGAAGTAGAGGGAATATTTTCTCAACTCGGTGTTAGTCCTCGTACAATACGAGAAGTTCTAGAAATGCAGTACCCGGCATTAGATGTGGTACAAGAAAAAACAGTTAAAAAATTCAAACAAAAAAGAAAAAGAAAATTTATCAAATGACAAACGTAGTAGCAAAAATCGTAAACAGTAACGGAGAGGAATCAATCAAAATGGTAAGAATCATGGGTTCTACCAAATTATATGGCATTTCTCGTAACAAAGGTGTTAAAGCCCCTTATACCTTGTTCTTCGAACAAGACATCGAAACCAACTTTAACTCAAGAGGAGCAATCCTTAAAGGTAGTGGTTTTGCAATTGAAAGCAATAACCGTAAAACAGCTTTACAATCTTTCACAGCTGAAAGATTAGAAGAGCTTGGTTATGGTGAATTAATGGCTCAAGCTGATGAAGCAGCTGGTAACCTGGTTATTCTTGAAAACAAAATCGAAGCATCTGAAATCTTTGATGGCATGGATGTAAACATTAGCATTGAGGAGTCTACAGAAGCTCCAAATGAAAATGCTGAACCAAAGAAAGCCGGAAAAGACGGTGCTGAATTGAAATTCGGTACTGAAAAGATCTATGTAGACAGATTCCTGGTAGCAGGTACTCCTACATTTAGCTTTTTACAGCACGATCAGATTGTAAAAGAAGTAAAAACAACCTCTCCTTTCTAATTTGTATAGGGTAGTGGAGTAAAATCCACTACCCATTTTTATTATGAGAAATATAAAACTCTATTTTACAAAAAAATTAAAGGAAAGAAAGATCAAACAAGTCAGAAAAAAATCTTCTGCTATTTACCTTGAAGAAAGGGAAATAGTTTTTACAGAAGAACCTGATTTAACCGTAGATTAATTATCTACAGGACATTTAGCTTTAGGGAAAGCGAAAAATATTTATTATTTTTGAAGCGAGTTCGAATCTCGTAGTGTCCACTATGTCACAACCAACACATGAAGAAATATTACAGAGCATTAGAAGAGCTTATCTATTAGGTAAAGCCTTTAATGCTGAGGCAATCTGGTTAAGAGATTATCTCAAAGACGATTACGTTAAGATACTTAACGAAGCTAAAGCAAAGGTAAATCATTTTACCTCTAAAGCCTCTGCCAATATATCTCTAAAAGATAGAGAGATTATGGAAGAGAAAGGTTACGAATTATTGGAAAAAATATTTGAGGAAGGATTAAAGTCATGATTAAAAGATTTTTAATGCAATGTACAAATGAGCAATTTAAGACTCAGATTGAACAAAAACTAAAAGAATTAGGTTTTATAGAATATATGATGTCTAATTATACACATGAAAATACTTATCTTCATATAAATTTAAATCATAATAGATATACTGATCTTAATTTTTATCCGGATCAAATGTTTAAATTAAATGATATGATGGATCTTGGTAAATTTAATCCTGAATTATTATTTGCAGTACTTTCTATAAATGATACAGAATGTGGTATTCCAGGAGAGTATTGGAAATGTATTGTAGATAATGATATAGATTTTACAATGAATAAGTTATATAAAGCAAATCTTCCTTTAGATAGATCAGGAGTATTTATTGATAATAATGGTTATGCTAATGGTTTTAATATACTTTTAAATAAAAATAACAATCTTAATTTTTTTAAAAAAGCAACCCTTGAAGAAATAATTCAGCATTTTAAAGGCCTGGAAGTAACTCCTGAACTCATGGCTGAGAAACTTAAAGCAATACAAGAATTATTACAATGAAAAGATACGCATATTGGATAGTTACTGATAGGCAATTTAAAATATTGAAAAAATGCCCATTTTATTTTAGTTTCCAACTTGAACTTATTTTAGAAGACAACTTTAAAAAATTAAACAAATAGTCATGATATTAACACCAGAACAAAGGGCAGAACAATTAGTAAGAGAGTACTATACATTTGGAATTAACAAAGAAGGGCAGACGCTTAGCTGGCTTGAGAGCAAGCAATGTGCCTTAATTGCTGTTAAGTTTGCCCAAAGCAATCCATTGAACAAAGATAGCTATAACGAGTATTTACAAGAGATAAAACAAGAAATCGAAAAGTTATGACACCGAAGAAAATATACCTATTAGCCCACGACCTTGCCTTTTTATCATCTAAACACGCAAAGCCTATATTATACAATTGTGATATATCTATTGTTGATGTATTAGGTGGTCAAGTTCCCTACATCCTTGAAAGCGAACACAACAGAATAGTTGATGAGTTGAAAAGCAAGTTAGACGAATGTATTATTGGTTGCGATGTTCTTAGCGATAATCAAACGCCCGAAATTCTAAAAGACTTTGTTAATGAAGCAATGTATGTGATTGGATTAAAGAATGATAAACGATTTACTAATGCAGAATTAAGCAAAGATAAGTTGTTTGAAATGTTTGAGGATATACTTTACAAAATCTAACAACGAGATAATATGAACAGAGAAGAATTAAAAAAACAAATTGAAGATAATGTAGAAGCATTAGGTTATGGCAGGGATGATGCAGGGTGGTTAGTCTATTCTACTGGCATAGAAGATAGACAAATCAATCAAATAATAACCATTGCCGAGCAATACGCAGAATCAAAGGTCAGCCAGTTACGCACCGAGAATGACAGACTACAAAAAACACTTGATTTCAATGTCAAAGAAAATGTGAACATACTCAGACAACTCTCAGAAAAAATAGCCGAGAATGAGAAGTTGAAAGAATTTGCTAAGTTATCAAAGAAAAACATTGATGACTGGGTTAAGGCTTGTCCTGAATTATATGGTGCAGAAGATGTAGAATTTTACGAAGAGTTTGACAAATTAAACATAATTGAGAAATAATATGATACAAGCAAATGAACTTCGAGTAGGTAATTGGATAAAGGATAGAGGTGGTAAGATGTGGCAAATAGATTGTTGGGAATCCCATGATAAAGTTGCATCTAAGCCTCCTTATCTTGGTGTATTAAATGAAATTCCTATGTTTGGACATCCATATACTGAAGAGATTCCATATTTACAACCCGTTGATTTAACAATTCAATTACTTATTAATTCCGGATTTAGACAGATAGATAAATATACATTTGTAAAGAAAAATATATTTATTCATCACAGAAAGAGTGGATTTAAATATGGTAAGTTAATTGTATCTTCTATGCATCAATTACAGAATCTTTATTTTGCATTAACCCAAAAAGAATTATGACCGAAGAAGAATTAGAAAAACTTTATTTGATTTATGTACTTGATGAAGTTGGGCATAACACTATGACCCGAGGTGAGTTTGAGAAAAAACTCCAAACAGACGAAGAATTTAGAAAGAGATTTATAAAATGAACAAAGTACTAACCAACATTACAAGTTCTGAGATTATTAAGATATCTCAGAAAATTAGACAATCAAAGAATTCAGTATTTAATTTAAGTATTGGAGACTTTGACCCAGAAATTAATGCTATTCCTGAATTACTTAAGAAGTATATTAAGGAAGAGTATGATAATGATTCTACCAATTATCCAATGGCTCAGGGAGAACTTGTATTAAGAGAAGCAATTGCTAAAAACTCTTTATATACTGCCGATGAAATATTGGTAGGTGCCGGTGCAAGACCTTTGATTTATACTTTATTTAAAGGTATAGTTGATCCAGGAGATTACGTGGTTTACCCGGTACCATCATGGAATAATAATCATTATTGTTTTTTACATGGTGCTAATGCTATAGAAATAGAATGCAAACCAGAAAATGATTTTTTTCCTACAGTTGAGGATATTCAAAAAGAGTTATATAGAGCTAAGTTAATATGCTTATGTTCTCCTCAGAATCCTACGGGTAAGTTAATCGATAGAAATGTCCTTGAACTTATTTGTAAAAGTATTGTAGAAGCAAATAAGCACAAAGAAAATAAGACTTACTTATTCTTTGATCAGATTTATTCTGATTTAGCTGCTGTTACATTTACTGATCCATTGGAGGTATGTCCTGAAATTAAACCATATTTATTATCAATTGATGGAGTTTCCAAATCAATTTGTGCTACCGGCTTAAGAGTTGGTTGGATGACAGGTCCTAAAGATGTAATTGCAAAGATGACATCTGTATTTTCTCACATCGGAGCTTGGGCACCAAAGCCTGAACAATTAGCTGTAGCAAAATATCTTCATACTCAAGAGATGTTTGAGTTTGTAAATACTAAAGTTTATCAATATGGAGAAATTATGGAAGAGTTCTGTGAATTTTTAAATAAACTTAAGGAATTAAACTATAAGATTGACTACAAAGAACCAGATGCAGGTATTTATTTATCGTTGTATTTGGGCTACCAAGATAACTTCAAAACTCTTGATGATTATGTTGATTTCCTAATTGATAATGGACTAGGAATAGTTCCATTTGAATATTTTGGATCAAAGGAAAACAAGGGTTGGTTTAGAATATCTATTGGTACAGTAGACCAGGATTCTTTAGATGATATTTTTTATACATTAGCAACAATACTTAGAAAATTAGAAAATGAGACAGAAAATTAAAAAAGGAGATGCATTTTTATGTGTTCAGGATTTTTTAATGCAGGATGGAACAATTGCTTTTAAAAAAGGAGTAATTTATTTTTCAGAACAGGATAAATGTCTTACTAATACATGGGGTCATATAGAACATTACATGGATACATGTGATATTTTTACTGATCACTTTAAGGATCATAAATCTGATGTATCTCCTGAACACAGTAAATTATTATTAGAACGAATATTAGAGTTAAGAAATGAAAATTAAAAAAACACCTTACGTTGAGTGGTTACTTAAAGAAACTGACAGAGATGCAAATGATTTGCAGAGTTTATTGGTTCATGAAGTTTACATGAATAAGAATCCACAAGCAATGGATTTATTGCAACTAAATGGAGATCAGACATTTAGCATGGAAAGTTTTAAAAAAACTGCAGAATTAATTTTAAGTTTATGAAAGAATTTACATACCCAGGTTACTTTTGTTCTGAAGCTGAAGAGTTTTTTGGAGACAAAGTAATAAGAGAAGAAAGAGATGGTTGTGCTGTAGTAGGACACTTTATTAAATTAAAGAATGGTAAAACTCATTTACCAGATAAAGGAGATGTCTTTACTAAAGATGATCAAGGAGATTTAACAGTATTATCAATTTACAGATGAATGTGAGAGACCAAAGGCAAAAAGAGTTTGCCGAGGTAGCATTGGAGAAGAAAAATGGTCTATTACATCTATGTAGTAGATTTGGTAATGTAAGATAATTATTGTATATTTATGTATGAAGATACAATAATTACAAAAAAATTGCCGTCTTAAATAGTGATGTTTAAGATTATCAGAGGACAAAAACGGTGAAGGCTGAGATTGCTAATACCGTGCTAAACACAATAATTTAAAAGGTATTGTGTCAGTGTAACGCATAGGAAATGAAGAATATAAAAATTTTCCCAAGAGTGTCCTCCATCTTTCGAGATGAAAATATATGCTGAACTATATCAAATAAAAGATATAGAAGTAGAGGATAAAAAGCCTTTACGATAACATAATTGAAAATCAATACTTGTTTTAAATTTCTACAACCAACTGATAAAGTTCTAGTTATATATCCCAAAGCACCAATTAAGCAATCATGGTTGGAAGATTCTGTCAAGTGGAAGTTTGACATTTCTAACTTCAAATTTACAACTACAAGTTCCTTACATAAGGTACAGCATGATAGATTTGATTGGGTTATCTGGGATGAACCTCAGGAAGTATTATCAGACAAAGTTCTTACTGCAATTAAAGTACTTAGTGTTAACAATAACATTATCGGTTTATCCGGTAGTCTTAGTGTAGATACACAGTTTACTATTAAACACAAAGTAGGTCTTTCTATAATTGCAAATTATCCTACTTCATTAGCTATTAAAGAAGGTGTCATAACTGATTATGAGATCTTTATAAAATATACAACTCTGGAAGCAGAGGCTATGAAGAAGTATAATTGGTTAACTCGAGAGATTAATTCTGCAGTTGCAAGAAGGGATAACAAGAAGATTAAGTTCCTTGCTTTAACAAGAATGAGATTACTGTATAACAGCAGTAATAAGTTAGAATTAGCAAAAAGAGCTATTACTAGATTTAAGGATGAAAGATTTATATTATTCAGTCACCTTACTAAGTTTGTAGATGATTTAGGTATTCCAGTATATCACAGTAAGAACAAAGATGAAGATGTTCTACAGAAATTTAAAGATGGGGAAACAAATCATTTAGCAACATTGGATATGATATCTGCCGGTATTTCATTTAAGAAATTAAACATGGCTATCATTGCTACTTTTACAAGCAACTCAGAGGAGTTGTACCAAAGAATAAACAGGATTACCGCTACTGAGATGGATAATCCGAATAAAAAGGCCACAGTGTATATCTTATGTCTTAAAGACACTCAAGAAGAAA